TCCGTGTGCAGGCTGTAGGAGCCAACTGACTGATGCCCAACCAAAATGAAATCAGCAAGGACCGTCATGAGGATGCGCTCCTCATAACGCTTAATGATCGCGTCCGTATTGAACTGGCGGCCACCACCGCCACCCATCAACTCAAACGAATACAGCGGCTGCTTCGTGTCCTGGTCATACGCCATCGGGAACACAACGCCCTCTTGCTCATCGCGGCGCACGCTCTTAACCATCTTCTTAAACGCATCCAAAGCTTTCGCCTGCTCTGTGCCCGCCTTCGCACGCAGCATCTCCGCAGGAACCTTCACTACCGGAAGGCCAGCAAGATCACGTTCCACTCCCACAGCCTCAAACTCTTCAAGGCGCTTCTTCATGTACCACGGCCGGTAAGCGTTACGCAGCATACTTACGCCTTCAGGGGAGCCCTTGTAATGGCGGTAACGAAACAGCAGGCTTCGATCAATGGGAAGCGTGGTCATGCGGTAAATAGGCGGGGCCAACTGGATCATGGCCTGCACGTCGCCTGAATCATTAAACACCCATCGCAGCAAAGTCTCCTGCGCGCGGATAGGCATTTTGCGCCAACCAATGAGGTCATCGTTGTGCTTGGACCTGCGACGAGGATCCCGGTCCCACATGCCGCCGCGGCGCTTATACACGATCTCGTGCCACGACCAACCAAACGACAACATGGTGAGGATTTCTGTAATGAAATCACTCCACGGGTTGGTCATGTCATCGCGGCACGACTCAAGAAACTCCGCAGCCTTAGCGTCCTGAGCACTCTTACCACCAGGCTTAACATTCCATTCCACGTTACGAATCAAATTGGTGATGGTGAACAAAAGCGCACCGACCATCGGGTCGTTGTCACTCATCTCCTTGAAAATCTGCACAGCCTTACGGCCACGCAACTGAGGCAGGAACTCCTCATCCAAATAGCCCGAGGCGCGACGCAGACCCGTGGAACCCAGCTCTACAAACGGGCCGAGCTTGAGGGCTTCCTTCAGCGACTCATCATCAGCGCCATTCGTGTCAGTAAACCCGTTGTACTCAACGGGCCTTGATGAATCAATGCTCACGACTGCCTCCCGTGGTTCTTCAGCCACGTAGATCCGGCATTAGCCGAAAGCGGCTTGCGATACCCCTGAAAATCAACCAACGTGGAACCACGTTCATCGGCAGACGGTCGAGCAGACCGATACCGGTCCATATCAATCACATTCGGACGCATCCGCTTCAATTCCACTACTGGAGCCTTGTTCTTACGATCTTTGGAACGCTCCGCGGCTACACCAAACCCCACAGCACCTGCAGCACCAGCGAGAGCCCCTACTCGTCCCGCACGAAGCATTCGACTACTGCGAGCCACGTCTTTAAGCCCTGCCGCATGCTTGGCCTTTGAATGAGCCGCTTGAGCACCCAGCCTGCTGGAATCACGCTGATTTGCCTTGACGCCAAACTCCAACGCACGCGCCTGCATCCTGTTTCCTTCAGCAGACGCGTCCATAGCTCGAAGCCGATTCACGGGATAGAACCCTGAACGGCCCGGCTCGGTGTAGCGCTCTACCTTGGATTTGGTTGCTTTGGGGACAAGTCGCGCGCGCGTACGGGCGGCTAGGGTTTCACGCCGAGAGGCAACCGATCGCAGATTCCTGATCTCACGTGTCTTTCCCGCGGCAGCCGCTGCATTGACCTCAGACAAACGCTGGTCAGCCGGCCAATTGGCGTGCTCTGCCACTGTCACACGAGCCGCATTCTTACGCTTGGCAGCGTTACGCCACGCAAACCCACCCGCAGCACCCGCTACTGCTGAACCAGCCGCGGCCGACGAATACTTGTCTGCAGTGTTCTGACTCACGACTGATACCCCGCCTGGCGGTTCTTCTTCTTGGCATAAGCGCCATAACCCACCAGCCCTGCGCCTGCTGAAGCCATAAGAGCCCCGCGTGAACGCAGCAGCTTTTGGCGATGAGGTGCACTGGCCACAAGACGGTCGGCGTGCATCAAAGAGTTCTTCGCTTGCGTCACATTGATTGCCGCGCGCTGAGTGGCTTTCTTACCTGTGGTGTTGGCTAAAACGGCCCTGCGGTAGTTGTAAGCACCTTGTACTGAATTACGGGCGTCTACCGTGCGCTCAGGAAGTCGTCTAGATGACTGCAGCAAAAGAGCGCCAAGCCCAGCAGAACCCACACCAGCAGCCGTCGCCGCCTTACCGGCAGGAAAATACGCAGGAACAGTGTCGTCCTTAGAAATCAAGAAACGCTTCAGGTCACTTAGGCTGCCCATGAAATCTCCTCAATCAAGTCGCTCACGGGGAACTCCGCAACCATTTCCAATAACGGCTGGTTATCCACCAGTTCCGCCAGGGCATCCACAATCGACTCCCCCACGGCCTTCTTCATCTCGTCAAGATCGCTTTCAATGACCTCAAGATCTGAACCGCACATGCGGTCCTCAACCCGCGCACACGCAGCCAGCTCATCAAGAGTGACAGGGGCAGCAATATCAAGGTCAGCCATGACGGCCCGAAGCCCCTTGGCTACGGCAAAACAGCGCCACGAGACCGTTTCGTAATCAACGCTGAAATCATCAATTTTTACGTTCACGGCATGGCCACCGGCTCTGATTCCGAGCATGATGGAGCAGGCATATGCGCGCCGGATCACTTCTCGGTCCATAAAGGAAGCGTAGTGCCTCACAATGCCTCAAAGCGACTAACCATGTGTAACGAAATGGTCACGATGCAGCATTAATGTTCCACGTGAAACATTACTAAACTTGACGACCCACAATCGACGACAGCATCCAGGCATGCTTACTGTGGGTATCAATACGGTCCGCAAGGAAATTCATTAACCCCTCAAGATTGACGTCCTCGGCTGCATCAAAAGCCTCATACAGGCAATCAACCACTGCCTGATTAGCCGCCAGCGCATCCTCAGCCATCTTGATCGGATCGGTACCCGGGTCCAACGACCCCACGATTGAGGGCGCAACGATTTCCTGAACCGTGGGGGCCACCAAAGCACCGCACTTGCGAATGTTCTCCGCAATAGGGTCCACGGCTTCGTCTAAGTCCTCATACAAGTTGCCGTAGAACTCATGAAACTGGGGAAAATTCGGCCCCATGACATTCCAGTGGTAGCCCTTGGCCTTGTAGGCGAACGCCACGTTGCTGGCTAACAGCCGGCGCAGGCACTCCACAAGCTCGTCCATCAGAACCCTCCTCGTCTCAAAGACAAGAGTAGTGCCTCACAATGCCCCATAAAAGGCATCCTGAGACACAGACTAGGTATCGGTAAACCTATTCCTCATTGTCAAACCACAACGGCTCCACGAACTCCGTAGCCCTTTCCACCGTGGCCGTAAACCCAATCGGTGTCCCAGAAGATTCAGAACTTGCGAGCTCTTCACTCACCTCAAGAACCGCCGCCAAAGCAACCGTGTGATCCAGTAGCGCCGTTACCTGCCGGCGCGTGTACTCAATCCCATCGACCGTGACCTGAATCGCTCCCGCCACGATCTTGACCCGAGCCACACCTCACCGGCCCTCGGAAAGAGACTCAGCAATCACGGAATACCCCCGAATATCGAGGTAATTATCAGCATGATGGCTGACCGACGCCCGTGAGCATTTCACCAAAATCATGCACATGGCCACGTCATGAGCTGACACCGGCACACCCAAATAGGCCGACCACAACTTGGCCGTCCTCACCATGTTGGGACGCGCATCCCCATACGACTGGGCTCTCGTAGCCACAACATCCTCAGACATCAAGCCACACCTGGTACTGGGCGCTCACTCGCCCACCTTTCGGGTCCACAAAATGGAGCCTTTGAGACGGAATAGCAGACGACGCTAACCCGACCGATGCGTACCGGTTATCGCTCTCCGTTGACCCCGTCCCGTACACAGCCCCTGAACCATCAGCCAAACTGGACTGGTAATGGGTGTGATAGTGCCCGACGTAGACGTCACGGAAGTCCCACGCGTACGAACCTGACCGCCATCGATTGACGTGATTGACGATGGTATTGCCGCTGGCATACCCGTTACGACCGATCTCGTCGCCATGAATGAGCAGCGCACGATAGTTACCTATTTCAATGCGTTGAATATCTTCCGGGCAGTCATGCCACACCAGCCGGTCTGTGCCTGACGCAATCAACACCTGACGAGCCAACTCGTACGTCATACGATCCGCGTTATCGTGACGGGGAACCGCGTCTCGCTTCGAGCCCAGGCGCCCATGGTTACCCCACTCAGCCACGACCTCAACCTTGTCGTAAATAGACAAAGCACGGCGGACAACTTCCACCATCAAATTCGATACCCGCACGAACTGCTCAAACAACGTCGCATCAATCTCAAACGGCTGCGTTGGGAAATTGAACAGCCCCTCGATCATGTCCCCACCGAAAGCAATCACACAATCATTGACGGGATGATCGGCGCGCTGAATCTCAGTGATCCGCTCAGCCTTATCCACAAACCGCAGAACACGCTCGCGCATGACCTGAGAGTTATAGGAAGGAGTGAGCTTGGCTCCCTGCCAGTCCGTCATATGCCACAGGGCCGTTTCCGCATTCTTCTTACGGCGGTCCGCCGCAGGTTTGATAACCCTGTCCAACGGGTGAGCCAAAACAGCGTCACGAACAGACTCCACCACGACAGAAGCCAATCGGTCATTGCGCTGACGCGCCTGAGCCAACTGGCGTTGCGTACGCTCAAGCGCCACCCGCAACTGGTCACTATCAGCCTGCTCAACAATGTCGTCAGCCAAAGCCCCCATCAGCCCGCGCACCTACCGGACCGATGACGAGAAATCGCGTGATCCTTCAAATTCACATCACGCTTGGCAAGAGCACGAGAAATAACCGACGTGTACAAACTGGAATCAGCAAAAGCCTTCTCCAGATCCTCTCGATCTTCTTTACTCAT